TATAAGAGCGAAGAAGGGAATCCCGGTGCGCCATCTTAGACTGGACACCTTCTGAGTTAGCTAGCACTACCTTGTAGTTGAATGGGCGAAGTAGCTCATCACCGAGTAATACCTGAATTTTGTTGTAAGTTTTATTGTAGGGGCGAATTATGTCCTGAACCTGACCTACATCTATACCTAGTGGGTTACAGTCACGAGCAAAGTCTTTCTGATTGATTACGTTGTTGTATAACTGATAGTTAGACATCATACGTTCGTAGTCAGTATTGGATACGTCTGCTGGGTCGTGAGAGAATAAGGTGTTTGATAGAAGGGAGTCTATTGTGTCTTTGGCCCACTGAAAATCATCCTCCGACTTCTTTTTGAAAGATAGTCGCTGTTTGGGTAGATCCTGCATGGAATATTGTGGAGTTATTTATAAATAATTTCTTGAATTGTTCGCGTAAGGGGGTCATAGATTGGTCGTGCCTCTCCCTTCGTTTGGATATATTCGTAGTCTCTTCTAGACCTATAATACATCCTAGTAGTGACATCACTCTGTCAAAGTTACCGTCTAGATTAAAGGAAATCAATTCTTGTAGTAATCCTAGATCACATATCATATCTAGGTTACGCAGCGTCTTGCCGTCAGATGACTCTCGAACTTCGAGTAGCCAAGTACGTAGATACTGCAAAGCCTCCCACTTAATCTTATCGTTCGACATAGGGTATCCGTAGACAAGTGAAGGGGAGGATAAATGTGTGGCTTTCTTATTGAAAACTGTTACTGGTTGAGTAGCAAGTAGGTCTAATCTTCTTACTTTCTCGAAGTAGTCTTTGACGTTACCTACGTTGTTCTCGAAGTATATCTTAGCATTACCGTAAAACATCGAAAGTTTGTGTAAGGTTTCGTTCACTTGGTTCTTACCTAGATAAGGACGTCCTATATAGGAGGCTACTATCTCGTTATGTCCCACCGTAGAGAAGTACTTATTAGTCTTCATTACGTAGATAGAGGCTAGGGAAGTACCTGTCTGTGAGTCATCTTTATACGGGTCACATCCGATAATGTAAGCTCCTTCCGGAACTCGATCATCTATTAGGTGTGGATACTCATACAGAACGACACAGCCTTCTCTGTCGTCATCGTTATAGGGAAACTTAGATATAGCCTTTAAGGACGGGTTGACGTGCGCTGTTACACCATTATATATAGAGTTAGGATCAAAGTAAAGATCTACCTTCTTCTCAGCTAGTTCGTATATCTTATGATTCTGTACGTACGTCATTCTATTACGCAGCTCTGGAGTAGGAAATATCGTGGCAGACTTTGTAAGAAACATCTCAGAAGGAACGAGAGGGTGGTACTGGATAATACGTGTAAGTGCGTCTGTGCCCTTGTATTTCTCACGCTCAGCTTCGATCTTCTTAGTAGCTAGATCTATTAGAGATATGCCGTTAGCGTCTTTAAGTTCCCCGATAGCCAGGTAACCCGGTATGAAGAAACCGATATTACCACGGAATTCGTAGATGTCTTCCATCGCTAGAATGTCATACTGCTCTGTCTGGTAGAACATTTCAGAGGCAGGAAGTGATCCTTTCTCCATGTCACCAGATGTTCCAAGCATCATAAGAATGCCCGTCTTCTGCATAGAGTCATTACGGAGGTTATCACGCGTGTGCTGGTATATCTCCTTAAGCTCTGCAACCAGGCCACATTCTTCTACTACTAATAGTGTAGGACGAGTGCCTTGTGCAGCGAAAGGATTAGCGTTAAAAGACTTGTGCATTATCTTAGACTTCGTACCTGACTTATCCCATCCACCATCCATCTTCTTCTTGTAAGCAGCTACAACTTCTGAGTTGACAGCCCAAGAACCTGATGTGCGTTTGGCGAATGGCGCTGGATAAAGTCTACCACCAGCTTCCATCTTACCGGGTAAGAAATCGAAGCAGTCTTGGGTCTTGTTAAGAATGTCTCTCGACTTAGAGGAGTCTGCCGAACCTACTAGTAGTTCTACTACTTGTGGCTTAAGTATGGTCTCCTCGTTGTACCTGGTAGCTCCATTAAATAGGAACTCGTGTGGAATCAACCCTGCGCCTACCATGTATGACTTACCGATATTACGAGAACCTAACATCATCACATTCTTACACTCGTTATCGTAAACAGGAAGTTGATAATGGCGTGGATGAAATCTCTCTAGGTATGTCCTGGCTGATTCATAGTCCTTTAGTGTTCCATCTTTTCTATATACGTGTGGGGGATAGAGAAACTCTGGGTAAAGAGGATCAACCAGTCCTCGGAAACAAGATATGTTAGGGTCATCCTCAAAGCCTGAGAAGCCTTTAGCTTCTGTATAGTGACGGAAGAATAACCATTCCAAATCCCGTAAGTTAGGACGAGCAAGGGATTTAACCTTACTACCTTTTTCATTTTTCTTAATAGTACCGAAGTTTACATAAAAGTAAAGGGCAGGCGGCATATAGTAGCCACCCACCCAATGTCCTTCAATACAACGGCGTTTTTGCTCTCTCCAGAAAGTGAGGTAATCGACCGACAGTGGATGTAGGCTTGGCACCTCAATAATAAATTCTCTTGGATTAGGCGGATAAATCATCTAATGAACCAGGATTATAGGGGGGAGTTCTGTCTACGTTGTGTACAACAGTAGATGATAGAAGTATCATGGAAGCAGCAGAAGCAGCATTGATGATAGCTTGTTCTAGAACTAGAGTAGGGTCGAAGATCTTAGCCTCTGCTAGGTTCTCAATCTTACCAGTCTTAGCATTTAGACCGTAAGGATATGATTTTAGTCCGCCTTCAGCTGGAAGTGCGTTAGTCATCTCCAACACAAGGGAATCGAAATCAAAATTGACAGACACAGCTAGACGCTCTATTGGACGGATAAGAGCTGTTTTCAGTACGGGGCTTTTGCTCATGGCAGCAAGATCAAACAGAGTTCTGCCCGCACCTAATACGTAACCTTTAACAATAGCAGAGCGGGTAGCGCGGAGAGCATCATCAACACGAGCCTTACGTTCAGCAAGTTCTGACTCAGTGGCAGCACCTACGTGTAGGACAGCAACTTTAGCAGTCAAACCAGCTAGACGTCCAGTCAGTTGGGTAGTAGTGTAGTCATCTACGGATTCCTTCAAGAGTTGGTTCTCAATCATCTCTATACGAGTCTTAACTTCAGGAGAAGACTTACCATCTATAATGGTAGTGGAATCAGCAGTAATAATAACCTTCTTAGCAGTACCAAGATAATCAGCTAGCATAACGTTGGTGTCCATACCTTCCTTATCAGAAAGGACTGTGGAAGAAGTAAGGGCTGCAATGTCACGAAGTACTTCGCTACGGTTAAGACCATAAGAAGGAGACTTAACTGCTCACACCTTAACTGTTCCTCTTAATACGTTGGCCAGAATCATCTGTAAAGCCTGAATCTCAATCTCGTCTGCGATGATAAGCAGAGGCTGGTTGCGTTGAAGAGCTACTCTCATAGCAGTTTCCACGTCTTCAGGAGTACGAAGTTTCTTCTCTGCAATAAAGATAAGAGGGTCTTCAAAGATTGCTTCTTGCTTACGCTTATCAGTTACCATGAATGGGGACACAAAGCCACGATCGAACTTGTAACCTTCGTTAAGAGTGATGTGAGACTTGCCAGTCTTAGATTCTTCTAGTGCTATCAAACCTTGTAAGGACACGTACTCGTAAGCCTTGTGGATAAGTTCTCCGATTTCAGAGTCGTTGTTAGCAGAGATAGTCGCGATAGGAAGAATATCTTCCAGGGTAACAGAAGTCGATATACTATTAAGGTGAGTGATAAGACGGTCTACCTCTGTATCAATCTCGCGCTTAATGTCGATAGCATGTCTACCTGCTGCAACTTCTTCGTAAGCAGCTGTAGCTAAGGCTGTAGCGATAATGGTAGATGTAGTTGTTCCGTCACCAGCTTTACGGGCTGTCATCTGAGCTGCTTGCTTAATCAGCATAGCACCGAAGTTCTCGACAGGATCTTCTAAGGTAATGTTGTGTGCCACTGTCACTCCATCCTTAGTAACGAGAGCTTTACCTTGGTGGTCTTCGATAATAACTGTACGGCCTTTAGGACCGAGTGTAGATGCTACTGCTTGTTCCAGTACTTTTGCTCCTCTCAAGAGAGCTTCCTGTGGGGAGGTGATTACTTTCTTAGTCATATTACTTCTTTGCTTTTTTAGGTCTTTTAGCTTGTTTACCGAACTTGTTGAATAGAGCTACTAACTCTTTGGAGAGCGTCTTACGTCTGCGTGTGAGGTAAGGATTAATACAATAAACTGTTTCAGTAGCTGTCATCAGTCTATACATAACATTCTTACTACAGTAAGATTTGACTAATCTAGTTGTTCTATTGTAAGATAGCCCCAGTAGTTCAGCCATAGACTCCAGCGTGTGTGGTATCGTCTGTTGGTAGATTGCGTTATACTCACTGCGTAGTGTCTGAGACAGCATCATTATGTACCCTAGGTCAGCTGGTTTTAGTACTTTTTCAGCTAGTAGGTTGGTAAGAACCTCTATGTCTACCACAAAATAGTTTTTAGAATCCAGCACTACTAGGTTCGTATCCTTCAGCACCTTAATGGAGGTGTCTTTGTCTAGTTCGTCTAGCATTAGTTCTCCAGTTTCTACATTAGCGTACTTAGATAAATCTAAGTTTATTGTTCTCTTTATACTTTTCATATGAAAAATTGTTGTTACGGATAACAAAAAAACAGCCAAATTGTTGTTATTTATAACAACTGGTATTTTTGGATTATCCGGGTAAATTGAGGTGTTTTTGGCCGTATTTAGGTGAAAACAGTTAATAAATGCCCTAAAACAGCCCATTTTCGGGGCCAGCAAAAATGTTACCTCTTATTGTTATTTGGGGAAGTAGTAATCAGTTGACAGAAAAGTCTGTGCGTAGTTCCTCATATTCCCCATCCTGCTCACCAAATGCCTGTTTGCAATCCCAGCATAAGGGGTGAGTTTTGTTGTTAGTACCCCCAGTAGGTAGGTGCAGTTTGCTACATCTTATGCAGCGTACTTTTTTCCTTGTAGGTTCTAGTTTCTTCATCTAGCTTAGTATATACGTCCGGGTGATTCTGCGTCGCCCCTAGCCAATCCTCGTAAGCGTGAGGCGGTATTCCAAGCTTGAAACAACCTTCTATATATCCTAGGTAGCCTAGGTCGAGATGAAACACAGGCTTGTTGTTATCCCACCACCGTAAGAAATCTGGAGCCTGCTCTTCATCCTGAGTATCAGCGTTTTCGCACCAGTGCTCGTAATCGCTGCCAGCGTTGAATGCTTGCCAGTAGGAAGCCTTGCGGGATTCATTAGTCTGCTTGGTATTCTCCATGTACGTAGCCAGTACGTCAAGTACATTATATGTCATATTAAACCTTTTTCAGATGCTGATTCTTCTTGGTCACCAAATGTCTTGGCTTCCTCTTTCATTAACGCCTTCTTGATATTGTCGTACTGGTCCCAGAGCTTCGAAGTCCCTGTAATCAGCTTGTCAACAACTTCGAAGTTGTTGAGATCGTATTTAACAGAAGCCATTAGAGCCTCACGCTCGTGTAGCTTCTCCTCCCATATCATCAATGATCTCTGAGCCTTCGTAAGAACCTTGTTAGATATATCCTCTAGTAAGTCAGGATAGTCTTCGAAGGAGAAGGTAGGGTCTTTTAAAAACTCTACAACTAGCTGCTTACGCGTAGGCGGAGTCTCGTTAAAGAGTTTCGAGTCTGGATGAGCAAAGAGAAAGAGCCCCCATATGTGGGATGAGGGCATACCTTCTGTTTGTGGTAATAGTACTCGTATGTGAGGGTTGGTGCTATGGAAGTCTTGAGTTATGTCAAAACTACTTAGCATCAGGCTGTGGAGCGTTTTTACGAAGGTCTTCCAGCTTCTGCTTCACTTGCTTAACAATCTCGATAATGAACTGGATGAGGGAGATCAGTTCGCCCCAGTTAGCAACTACCCAGAAAAAGGAGTTCTTAACTTTTCCTTTAAAAGGAGTCTCCATGATACGGTTATCAATCGCCATCTGTGCATTAGCGAAGAAGGTAGCAAGCTGAATATTGTTGTTAGCGACGGTCTTAGCTTGTTCGAGTTCGAGTTGGATAGCTTTGAATTCTTTAATGTCGACGAACGCTGCTGCCGCCTTAGTTGTTTTAGTAGCCATTAGTTGGTTGTTTTACATTCTATCATTGTATTCGGTACGAGTATTGTACCATCAAAAGTAGGTGCCAGTTGTGATCTATCTAGTGGAAAGAAGTAAGTAGGGTTAGCGCAAGAAGGCATAACCGTAATAACGTCTCCTACCTTTAGATCGGGGGAGTTAGTTGCAAGTACGGTTCCTATAGATAGGAACTTACGAGATGAGATACGAGAAGAAGCTTTACCTCCATCAGTCTCGAAGTTCTCGAACTGTGGCTTGATTAATCCTCCTGGTAAGGTAGTGTGATCTTCAGCTTGTCGGAGCTTCAGTAGTGTCCGGTCCCCCAGCAGCTTTATAGTGCCAGGTTCCAAAACGCCGCTTAAACTCTCTTGATTTTGAGTAGGCATATGCTTTATGTCGTAGTTGTAATAGTCTGTTGAGCTTGTCTATCAGCTCTTGAGTACGAGTTTGTCGTAACTTCCATATAGTAGAAAGTATCTCGGAGCGTAGCGCTGGTCGAGACACCTCAAAAGAGCCTAGATGATAGACGCGTATTTTAGGATGTTTAGGTGAGGTAGACATCTCTTCCTTTAACCGAGCGAAGGAATAGTTAACTAAGTGTGCTACAACTTCTTCAGGGTAGGAGAGAGTCTCAGCTGTCTTCTTAACTATTGGTTGTATTTTCTTCTTTATCACGGTTAAAGGTAAGGGAGAACTGTAACTTTCCTGTCTGTCGGAATATATCTAGTAGGCGCTGTACAGAAGGCTGTAATACTATTACAGAATCCTCGTCACGCTTAAGATAACCCTTCTTAATAAGAGAGTATAGTTTTATGTTTATGTTTCCTGTTGTAGCTGTCTTCCCTTTAGCCTTTAGTATATCCTTCACCTTCGTCTTAGACAGGGTCGAAAACATCTGTGAACGATATTTAGGAGCAAGGTTGATAAACTCAGTAAGATGTTCTATCTCAGAGTTAGTTAACCTCTGCTTAACGGGACGAAGGGAGGACAGGAAAGAAAGCAACACCTCTGTAAACTGCTCATCCGTAGTGGGTGGGTAGTTGATCTTCATATTTAGTGTTGTCTTACAAATATACGAAATTAAATAAGTTTGAAGGCTATAGAATGAGAACTATTTTATTTCACTAGTAGCCCTAACGTTAAAGTTTTGTTAATTTTAAGTACTTTGCGTCATGATAACGCTTGTAAACGTAGTTGTTTAACTGTTTAACTTCTATACCAGGGCGAGCGCAGAGCACGAAAGTAGACCTAATCCAGCTTCCATTCTCCTTATTAGAGAATTCTGCTAGATACTGTTCAGTCAAGTCCCATATCTCTACGGCACAGTCACCTAATTCAGCTACTATTACCATTGTGAAATTTCTATTACTTCTGTTGGATTATTAGGATTAGACCACTCTAGCTTCCAGCCTTCATGCGTACGGCCGAAAGGTTTCTTCCAGAGCCATACAGCATCGTTATCTTCAGCCCACATCATAGCTACTACAGAGTTAGCGGAACACATGACTTGCGGACGATCTGCGTATTGTAATACCCCGTATACATCTAGGTATCTATAAAGCTCCATATGGTAGTCATAATTAGCTTCGTTTAGTTGAATCTTATAGAACCCGTCAGCTGGTATATTGTAGATACGATACTTCTCATTTATAGCCTTCTCATTCTCCTCATCCTTTCTTCTAACTTCTTCCGCCTCTTTATCTAACCTAATCCTTTCTTCTTCTGTGTAAGCGGCTACCTGGTCTTCCCAATCGTCTGGCATTCTATCCCCTACTAACTCCGCATCTACAAAGTCTGATAGCTCAGATCCAGATGTGTCTACTGGCTTAGCTTCATGTTCCTTTGCGAAGGCTGAATGAAGTATTTCGTAGTACTTAGAGTTAGTCCATACAGCATAAGCCTCTTCGTCTAGTATGTGGAAGAATAGATCTAGTAGTACCTCGTCTCTGAAGAATGGATCTAGCTTACTAGTACGTATCCACCCGAATTCTGGATGATAATATACTAGGTGATTGAATACAGTCTGTCCTAGCCTCATATCTGAATTGTTTGTAATTTCCCACTTCACAGATTGCATTAGGAACTCGTACTCAGTTAGTGATAGTTTCTTTGTCATCATTGGTGTGTATAGATATTAACTTTTCTAAGTAGTGTGCGGCCTTCTTTAGATCTTCTAACTTAGAGCCCTTCTCCCTTAGTATGTATTTTATGATGTTCCCCTCGTAGAAATTGAGGCTGTATTCATCTATTATATCCCACGGCATAATAGAATGCTTCTCGTAGTGATCACCTCCTACTTGTCTTCTTGTAGTAATCATCAGCTTTTAAATAGTTTTTGGCATCTTCATGTAGTTTCTTACCTATTCTTTCATAGAAGCATTCAGGACATACACACGTATCTAGCGGGTCAGAAGACAGCATAATCCAGTCCCCAATATGTGGGCAGTATATACCAATCTTAATAGCTCTTTTCGTATTCTTATACCTAGTAACAAATATATCAGTCAGATATTCTTTCAACTTATCTAGGGTAAGAGGTTCTGTCACCTTCTCTTTCCAGCCTTTAGCGAACCACTTATCCTCACGTCTTTCGTGCAGCTTTTGCTTAAACCTTTCTGATGTCCGGTAGATGAAAGCAGGTGCTTGATCTACGATAGGATGGACAGGCTCATACGGTTTAGTATGGTTTCCACGTAGTAGGTAATCGTACATATCTCTAACTCTCAATCCGCCATGATTTATAGCGCCTATATAGGTACGAAAGAACCATAGTGGAAAGTAGCACTTATCATTAACAGAATATATCTCTACCTCATGTTGAGGATTAAGGCGTTGTAGAGTTTCAGCATCCTTAATAGATGCGAATACTTCTACATAACGCTTGGGTAGCCAGGATACCATACGATCCGAGTAACTGAATAAGTAATTCTTATTTAACGTAAACTCACGTATCTCAGGAGCTGTTAATCTAACTTTGTATTTCATAGCCTTTGAATTGTGTAACAACCTCTTTATTCTCTTTGTAGAGTTTCACTGCTTTAGCGGCCTCCTCCTTTATAAAAATCCAAGCTTCTTCCTTAGTTATTCGACTATTATAGTTTCGAGCGTAACCTGAAACCTCGCCATCAATATACCTGACTACTGCCTGAAATAGGCCATCATCTATCGTATGTATAGCATAATTGAAATCTAGGTATTCTAGGATGCCCGCATCTTCGAATACTGCTAATCTATTCTTCATTGGTTATCTTTTGATGGTACACTTAGGAAGATTACTACTAGTAAAAACATTGCTGCGAACCACATTAGTATCGTATAATTTTAGTAGGTAATCCTTTAGCTTGTGCTGTGTCTATCATATGTTTACTACCTCTAGACTTACCATCCCAGAAAACTATGCAGTGCGTTGCGTATTCAGCCATCTCCACATTTCTAATAGGTCCAGCTTTCTTACCATGTAGACCCCAGTTAGGGGCAAATCTAGCCAACTTCATACCAAGATCCATTGCGTATTTTTCACCTAACAAGTCAGCACCTTTAGCGGTACCTGACACAATTGTGGTTTCTGTAGTGGGTAAACCTTGCTCCACTAGAAATAAATCTAGTTCGTCACACAATAATCCAAAGTCAGTAAATCCTCTGGACCCTGCAACAATCACCCTATTCTTTTTAGCCTCTAGTAAGAGGGCCTTTATGTCGTCTAATGTGTAGGTCATTATCGTCTACGTTTTTTCTTCTTAGTTCTTGGTAACGATACGTGAGGTTTGGACTGCTCGGCTTCCTCTTTTATACGAACTTTCAACTCTATAATTTCCTTTATAGGGCCTTCATACGTGTACTCGTTAGGACCGGTCGATTTACATACTACATTATTAAGCGGTCCATCAATCCTAGAGAATTCTTTCCCT